ATGAACATTTCCCACTTAGTAGAGAAAATTAAGAAGGGAGATAACAAATCATTTGAAAAGCTCTACAAGCTTACAGAGCGTGAAGTGTGGTTTACTTGTATCAGCTTTTTAAAGAACGAAACAACCGCACAGGACATTATGCAAGAAACTTACATAACGGCTTTTTTAAAAATCCAATCTTTAGAAAAATCATCACAAATCAGAAGTTGGCTTAACAGAATTGCCGTTAATAAGTGCAAAAATTATTTAAAAGGTAAAGGTGAAATCCAACTGGACGATGAAATTTTTGAAAATCAGGCAATAGTTGACGAGCGTATATCAATTCCCGAAGAATACATTTCAGACAAGGCAAAGAGAGAAATTATTCTTTCGATTATGCAGGAAGTACTGTCCGATGTTCAGTATCAGACAGTGATTATGCACTATTTTAATGAAATGACTGTTGATGAAATCGCAGAAGTCTTTGAATGTTCAAGGGGTACTGTGCTTTCAAGGCTCAACTATTCAAGGGCAAAGATGAAAACTGCAATTGAAGATTACGAAAATAAAAGCGGTGACAGGCTTCACGGCGTTGTTGTTGTACCTTTCTTTACAACTATTTTCAAGGAAGAAGCAAAGAGCCTTGCAGTACCGAACATTACAATCAAGCTCCCGAACGGACAGACACTTGCAACATCTGCAACAAAAGGCTTTGCGACAGGTGCAAAGTCAACAGTGTCATCTATCGTAAAGGCAACAGCAAATGCGACAGTAAAAACAAAGGTAATTGCCGTTGTCTGCGGTGCTACAATACTTGCAGGCATATCAGCAGTCGGCATAAGCATTCTTGCAGGCTGTAACGCTGAGAAAGAACCGACAGAACCGTCAGTAATATCTTCAACCGTACAGACATCAACTGTTCCAACAACTGTACCTAAGACTACAGTACCAAAGGCAGTTAAAGATTTGGTAGACAAGGGTGAAATCAAGGTCGACAAAGACGGTAACATCACTGATAAGAACGGTAAGAAAGTCGAAGTAAAAGACGGCAAAGTAGAAGTAAAAACCGACGACGGTAAGACAGTTACAGTTAAGGTTAACGATGTAAAAACTACGGTATCTAACAAAAACAACAGCAACAAGGGTAACACCGAAAAGAAAGAAGATACATCATCAAAGAAAGACAATTCTTCAAAAACAAATACATCTGATAACGACAAGAAGCCAGCTAAGCCAAGCAACTCTTCAAGTAATAACCAGAAGCCAGCGAAGCCAAGCAACTCTTCAAGTAATAACCAGAAGCCAGCATCTAAGCCAGAATCTTCAAAGACTGAGACACCTACAGCAAAGCCAAAGCAGAAGGTATGGGTAGATGATTATAAAACAGTTCACCACGAAAGAGAGTGGATTGTAACAGGTACTCACGAAGAAGACGTATATGGTTGGGTAGGTTACAATGTATGCAACGACTGCGGTATGAAGTTGGCAGATGCTAATCAGTTGAAACAGCATATGCTTTGGGAATTAGAAGAAAATGGTGGCAGAGGCTCATATCACCATGAGAAAGAGTATGTAAAAACAGGAACCAAAACAGTAGAAGACGGCTATTGGAAAGAAGCCTATGACGAGAAAGTCAAAGACGGCGGTCATTGGGAGTACAGATAAGTAAATTCGACAGCAAGTATAAATCCTTAAAATAATTAGGGAAGAGAGGGTTCTTTATGAACCCTCTTTTTCTATGTTAAAAATAAATATTATATTAAAGAAAGTATTTAATTTAATTATGATATATGTTATAATATAAACATATTAAGGGGGGAATTTACATGAAAGGTTATAACCCTGATAAGGGTAATTATGATAAGGGAATGCTCTGTAATCAACAAAATAAAAAAAGAGGTTAAGCATTAGAAAAAATTGCTTAACCTCTTTGTTGTTTTAATAATAAAAAATCTTTTGTGTTACGGTGTAATAAATTTTAAAAATATATTATCTTGTTTCCTTGAAAATCGGCAGGCAAACTAAAATGACAGTAAGTTTGACTGCATTTTATCTTGTTTTAACTTAATTCAAAATTACTCAACTGAATTTTTGAAATCTCAAAAACCCAGTATTTAAGCCACTTTTAAGGCATTTTAAGTAATTTTGGCAAAAAATAAAAGGCGGTTAAAAAACCACCTTTTTTGGTCGAGGTGACAGGACTTGAACCTGCGGCATCTTGGTCCCAAACCACTATATAAATGTGTGAAAAACTTAGTGTTTATCGGACTTTTCAAGTTCAGTTGCCTAACATTTGCCTTGCATTTATTTTTTAGCTTATTTTACGATTGAGAAAATCATCAAGTTTTTTCGCAGGTGCTTCAGTATCATCTTGCATTAAATGCGTGTAAATGTTCAAGGTGGTTTCGGGTTTGGTATGCCCTAACTGGTGTTGAATGTAGAGAATATCATAGCCCGAATAGAAAAGATTTGTTGCGTGGGTGTGTCTAAGACAATGAGCTGTAAACGGTTCTATGACCTGCGGAATACCGTCGGGGCAGTATTTACTGCGTGGAGCAATGCCGACAATTTTGCCTTGCTGTGAATTGAATGCTTCAAGGTTTAGGCAATTGATGTAACTCTCCCACAATCTCCGCCACGCTGAATTTGTCATAAGTTTGCCTTTGGTGGTTGTGACTACATAATCAAATGGGGAGTGGGGTGCAAGGCTTTTCAGATAGTCTGACAGAACGGTCGGAATGTCAACCTTGCGGACACCTGCTTCTGTTTTCGCTCCTGCTTTTATGTAAGAATTGTTTCCGTCAAGAACCAAAGTCTGATGAACATTTATTTTGTTGCGTTTCAAGTCAATATCTGCCCATTGCAAGCCGAGGCATTCACCTCTTCGTAGTCCTGCAAGCAACATAATCATTGCCGGCAATCTTCCTCTGTGCGGAGTGTTGATTATTAGCTTTTGCTCTTCGGGTGACAAAGCTCTGCGCTCTTTCTTTTTTGCTGCATTCTTAGATATTTTGACATATTTCAGTGGGTTGAAGTCGATAGCTCGGTTTTCAATAGCGTACTCAAACACTCGGCTTGCAGTTGCGATGAACTCTTTCAGCGACTTTTTCGCTGTTGGTTTGCCTGTTGTAGGGTTCTTAGCGGCTAAGTCAAACACGATTTCCTGAAAATCGGCAATTGTCAGCTTGTTGATTTTACAATGCTCAAGTTCTGCAAAATGTTTGAGATACCGTTCAAGCGTTTTGTATTGTTGCGGTGTTTGCAGTGACCTCTGAACTGACAGCCAGCGTTTTTTCCAACAGCCGTATGTATCATCGGAAGAGATGTCTATGCCTTTGCCGAGTTTTTGTTTTAATTCGGCGGCAAGCGTTTCAACCTCTTTTCGTGATGTGCCACATACGGATTTGTACTTTCGTTTACCGTTTTCATCTCGTCCGATATAGATGTTCTTCTGATAGCGCCCGTCTTTGCGTTTTTTCATTTTATACACTCCTTTTGCTTAAAAAAGGGTGCAAAAATCCCCTGATATTCAATGCTTGAAAATTTCAGGGGAATATGATACAATATTGTAGCGTTATAATATCGTATCATCTGCACCCTGTGTAGGTGATTCCGCTCTGTTCGAGGACCAGTCGAGCAGGGCGGATTTTTTTTATTTAATTTTTATTTGCTATGAGCATTTTAACCTTTGCATTATAACTTACTTTATCGTTCTCATCGTAATGTTCACCAATTGTAAAATCGTTAATGCCAAGAATTCGCTCTTGATTTTCTTTAACAAAAGCTACATCTTCTATATGGAGATTGCCGACATCTAAACCGTTGACAAGCACCTTGATTGCAGGCTCGCCTTTATAATCGTATTCCTGTAACTGCACATTAAGCACTTTGCCTGCTTTTTTGTCGGTTTTGAGTTGTTTAAGTAACTTCTGCCTGCCCTGAAAGGTAACACCTGCAACTTTAAAAACTTTCGTGTGCGACTTGCCCGATTCCGGTTGCATCGCAGGAGTTTTTACCTCTGATTTTGGCTTTTTAAATAATTTTGATAATAATCCCATAATAGCCTCCTCATTGACACATAATGTCAAATATTATATAATAATATTCGAGGAGTTCCTACTTCTCTAATCCTTATTTTGACCGCTCACAGTTGCCGCTGTGGGCGGTTTTTTATTTTGTTATTGCTTTATTGCTGTAAATTTATTTTTGTAATCCATAATAGTTACGAGGTGATTTTTATGGATTATAAAAAGTATCAGAAGTCCCGAAATATGTCGTGGGAAATCCTGTTAAAAGAAAACGTCCGAGAACTCCCTGTTAATATTGTTGAACTGTGTTACAAGCTCGGCATTGCAGTAAAGTATTATGATAAGTTTGAGCAGGGCAATGACGGTAAATGCACCGTCATTAACAATCAGCCTATCATACTTGTACGGCAAGACTGCAACCGACAGCGGAAACGCTTTACCGTTGCTCACGAGCTCGGACACATTATGCTTGGCCATGTTGGCCGCTATGAACTTATCAACCGAGAAATCTCGCCAAATGACAATCCCATTGAACAGGAGGCAAATGTATTTGCAAGCAGGCTACTTGCTCCGGCTTGTGTGTTGTGGGGATTAAAGGTCAAAAGTTCTGACGAAATATCTCAGCTCTGTGATATAAGTCAAACTGCGGCGGAATATCGCTGGCAACGAATGCAGGAGCTCTACAAGCGGAACAAGTTTTTAATTGCTCCGCTTGAACGGGAAGTTTACAAAAAATTTCAAGACTTTATTTTAAGTCATCAACATCAGGCAAATCCATAAGTTTATTAAAATCGTCGTCTGTGACGGTTGTTTCCTTAAAACTTCCGTCTCGGGCGGCAGTTTTTATTTTGTAAACTTTATTGTAATTACCACTACATATTAAATCATTTGAATATTCGAGCAGTTTATTTTTTCCAAAATTATTTAATGCCGCATAGTTAGTAATTAGTTTTTCTTTGTGAATGTTTGTTTTGTCGTCTGAGTTACTGTTAATAAACGAGGTGTACCCTAAAATATTGTTATTGTCATCTACATTTACCATATATGTATTACCTTTGTATGTTTCAACAACAATATAAAATTTGTGCCCATCCTCGCATAAAAATTCCATAGCCATTCCGCTACTTTTTTCTTGTGAGAAATTTACCGATAAAACTCTAATAAAATGGACATAATCATAATCACATAAAGGGCATTTAATTTCAGCTTCTTCGATTTCATGTGGAATAAAATTTAGTCTTATAGTTTTTCCTATTAAATAATCGACAGAACATTTATAAAAATCAGCTAATTTGATTAAAGTTTCAGAGTTTGGTTCCCTTTCATTTTTTTCATAGCCAACGTAAGTTGTGTATGAGATCCCTAATTTTTCGGAAGCTTGTTTCATATTAAGATTAAGTTCTGTTCTAAGTTCTCTAAGTTTTTCTCCAAGCATATTTTTCCCTCCAATAAAACGATTTATTTGTTATAAATACAATACTCTAAACGAGTAAAAATGTCAAGCGAATAATTAAAATAATATTCAATTAGTGTAATTGCACAAAAATCTGCAATACTCTTTGTGCGTAATTTACTTGTAAAAGATATTGACAAATACTCTTATTGCGTATATAATTAGCTTGTAAATACGCAATAAGAGTATTTTGCTTGATACGATAAAGGAGGTGAGATTGGTGCTGTTTTTATATCCAAATATTGAAGCCGAAAGAGCAAGAGCTAATATGACACAAGAAGACCTTGCTAATAAGTTAAAAATTGAACGTAAAAGTTATTATAATTGGCAAACAAAAGGTAATATCCCCATTAATATACTCTTGAGTTTAGCTGATATTTTTAATTGTTCAACCGATTACTTATTAGGAAGAACTAACAATCCTTCTTGTTTCATAGAAACTATCAGAAACTAACTTTGCCGAACAGCAGAAATCAGCTTAGGAGGTGAAGAAAGATGGAAGTAATAATAATTTTAGGACTGCTAATGCTTTGCACAGCTTTTGTTTCAGCGGTATTAGCAATAAAAATAGTAGCCGCCCATTTGTATAAAACAATAGACAGCTACCTTGATAAGCACGACACTCAAATTATGGATCTGATTAAGTGGGCAAAGGAGAATGAAAATTGAACAAGTTTTTAATATTTGTAGTGTTTATTCTCAACGCAATTATCTTATTTCTGCTGATTACAGCAATGCTTATCAAAGCAGAGGTTATCCTTTAAGAAAGAAGTATTCAAATAATGCAATCAAAATTGCTGATAATAGTGAAATTGCAATAAATGGCATTGAATATTTAGTAATTCCTAATATCAAAACTTTTATGTTTCGTGTTTTGTATGTATACATCTTTTTATCTAACGGTCTTAAAGGAATTCCTAAAGCAGAACAACAATCGTCATATTCTTTGTCGACTAATTTTGAAATGCTTTGAAAGTTAATTTTATCTAATGGAAGAGAAAATACATAGCTGAGTTTTCCGCCAGCGATAAGTTTATTATCGGCAATAATATCTTCGCATTTTTCAACGGCTTGTTTAATTTCAAAAGTAATTTCCTTTTTGTACAAATGTTCTTCAAGCAGGTTGAATATGGGGAAAATCACTAATTCATATCGTTCTTTCAGATAGGTTTTGTTCTGTTCCTTTTTAAATAATATCCAAGACAGAACCAAAGTGCATAAGGTTGAAACTGCGGATATTATTAAAGTCAACCACGATAAAATATCATTCATATTTACGCCCCCTTTCATAGTTAATCATAACATTTAAGGTCGTGTAAAGCAATAAAATATCGAAAAGCAGGTGAAGAAATGAAAAATAAAATGATAGGCAACTATTCAAATGAAGGAGTGCTTAATATATCGGCTACAAATTTGCAGGAGTTTGAAAGCCTTATAAAAAAGGCAAAAAAACAAGCTGACGAATTGCAGGACACAATCAATCAGCTTGAATTCTTCAATTTTAGTTTTAAGTTCTCAACAGATAAGGATAATTAGTTACCTTCTATCATTCTTTCTGCATTCATAGCAGAAATGTCAAAATCTATAAAAGAAACGATTGCATTTATAAATTCGATTAAGTCGTCAACATTGTATTCCTGCTGCTTTCTTTCGTAATGGGTTTCGTCATTACCTATCCAAGCAGAAGCCATAGCTAAGTGTTTGATTTTACCATTGTCAATATAATTATTGATACATTGTGACAATGGAGCTTTTATTATTGCTTCTTTGTCATCAGGGTGTAGAAAAATGGCATAATCTTTTACCAAAAATTCCAATGCTTTTCTGTAAGCCATTCCTGAAATATCATTCAAACGATACTGCTGTGAAGCATAAGCCTGATTGTAAATGCTACAAAAATCAGGTGACAAAGCCTTGATGTGCTTTGAAAACTCTCGTTCTTCAACATCATAAACCGGCTCAAATCCTCTTAGGTCAGTTATATCACAATAAGGACCTATATGATAATTACCTAAAAAGGTCTTTTCACAATTGTGACAGAAGAAATGAACGAAAAGATTTGGAGAAGTATGTTCATCGTCAATATAGTAGGAGCTTAAATACGAGGGGTCGCCAGATTTGTGACGCATAGGACAGACTGACGGATATTCGATTTCAAGATTTTTCTTACTAATGTCATCGTTCAATGATTCGCAGTTATAAATTGTCTTTTTGATAAGCAAAGACCCCTTTCATTATATAGTGTAATGAATTGCTGTTCATCACTACATATAGTATATCATAGAAAGTTGGTGAAATCAATGCACATCAATGAATTTGCTGAAATATTGCTCAAAAGCAGAAAACAGAAAGGTTTTTCGCAAAGCGAGCTTGCTAAGGAATCAGGCTTTACTAAAAGAGCTATTCAGTATTGGGAAAAAGGCAAAAAGAGCATTTCTCTTGAAAATGCCGACAGGCTCTTAACGGCTTTGGGTGTAGAAATCAAGATAGGTAAAACAGAAATCAGGTGAGAAAATGGCAAAACTTAAACTTATTGACACAGTCGAAATCGTTTCGGACAAAATTACCAACGTAAAATAGGAGGTGTACATATGCCGAGAGAAAGACCTATCGTCAATTGGGATGAAGTTCCTGTGATAATTGATGTGCCGTATGTGGCACGATTGCTGGCACTTAATGTTGATTACACAACACGGCTTGCACAAAGGGGCGTTCTTCCTGCCCACAAAATTGGAAAGCTTTGGCGATTTGATAAGGAAGAACTCAGACAATACATAAAGGAGCATTGAAAATGGAATTAAGAAACAGACTTACCAAAAGAGCATTAAAGGACAAGCTCTTTTACAGTGAGCTGACACTCAAACACACAAGAAACAGCCTTGCAAGTACGCAGACCGACCTTGAAACGGCACACAGCAACCTTGAAAAAGCCAAGGCAAAACTTGGCAAGGTGACAGCATTGTATGTTGCCGAAAGAGCCAAAAACGCAGAACTTGCCCGAAAGCTCAAATCGCTTGAAACAGATTCAGATACTGTCGGCTTTGAATGTGTGGGGGTTGAAAATGCCAAAGACTACAAGGTTGTTTGATGAAAAGAACATTTTGCGGACCTTAGCAAAATGTTTATCAAATGTAAAGGTGGGAAAATATTTTGAATTACACTGATTTTATATCCTCAAACGGATACATATGCACTGAATCTGAGTTTGAAATTGCTAAGGCACACGCTAAGAACAAGTTGGCGGTTATTATCAGCCGATTTGGTGATGCAAACGGTGAACGCCTTGAGGATTATTACCTTGAACAGCTTATCAGGGAAGAACTCAGAGCTGAAAGAGTATCAAAGGCGTTGTTTGAAATGCAACTTGCAGGCAAAGAGAAATCCCGCATTGCTTAGGAACAGCAACACGGGATTAAACAAAAAGAAATTTAAACAAGCTCATTATATCATATTGAATCGAAAAATCAATAGTTAGGAGATATTAAAATGTGCGAAGTATGCAGAAGCACTCCGTGTAATCCGATGTGCCCAAACGCACCGCAAGTACTGGTAATGGGGCATTGCAGAGCGTGCAACGCAGAACTCAGATATGATTATACATATTTCAGAGATACAAATGATGATATTTTCTGTTCTCGTGAATGTGCCGAACTTTTTCACGGCATTACCGAGGAAGAATGGTCAATAGATTAAGGAGGTAACATAAAATGACCAAAATTACAGAACCCGTTAATTTGCTTGAAACTGCTGATATGGAAGAAGTAAAAAATCTGTCAACAGTTAATGATGCAGAACCTGATTCAACCGATTTAATTCAGGTAGCTCAGATTCCTGTCATCATCGAGAATCTCAAGCTGGTTAAATCTGAAATTGAGAAAAAGGTAAACACTGCCTGCGAAATGGTATGTACAGACGAAAACTACAAGGAAATCAAGAAGTTGCGTTCATCGCTCAATAAGGAATTTGCGGAATTTGAAACTCGCCGAAAAGCGGTTAAATCGGAAATAATAACACCTTATGAGGCTTTTGAAACAGTTTACAAAGATTGCGTGTCATTGCCTTATAAGAAAGCTGATTCCGCCCTTAAAGGTAAGGTTGACGCCATTGAGCAGGGTCTTAAACAGGAAAAGTACGAAAAATCAAAAAGCTATTTTGATGAGTATTCAAAATCACTCGGTATTGATTTTGTGGCATATGAGCAAGTTAGTTTAAACATTACTATGAGCGTATCTCTCAAAAAGCTTAAAGAAACTATAAAATCTAACCTTGACAAGATTATGGATGACTTAAAGCTTATCGCAACGCAGGAGCACAAGGACGAAATCCTGTACGAGTATAAGCGGTCTTTGAATGTATCGGTTGCAATAACTTCCGTAACCGAGAGGTACAAGGCTATTGAAGAAGAAAAAGCAAGGGCAGAAGCCGAAAGAGCAGAGCGTGAAAAAGCCGAGCAGGCTGTGAGCAACACTCTTGACGAATATGAACCGTTTGTTGCAAATGTGCCTGAAGAAGTTGCTCCTCCGGTTGAAGAAATATCAGAACAGGCACAGCAGGATGAAAAAGTCCTATCATTGTCATTCAAGGTTTACGGTACAAAATCACAGCTTAAAGATTTTGCACTCACTGTTAAGCAGTTAATCAACGAAAGGGGATTGCGCTATGAGTAATTATAATAATCAAAACAATCAGATTCAGCAGAGAAAGCCGAAGTTTTCGTCAATGCTCCAGACACAGGCTTTTCAGAAAAGTCTTTCAAACTCAATGAAAGACCCGAAGGAAATTCAGAAATTTACGGCGGCTATCACATCTGTGGTGAGTACAAATCCTGCACTCGAAGAATGCGATGCAGCTACAATTCTTTCGGCGGCTCTTTGCGGTCACTCTCTCGGACTTCCTCCGTCACCACAGCTCGGTCAGTATTATATGGTCCCGTTTAAGGACAGAAAGAATAAGCGTACAACAGCTACATTTGTTCTTGGCTATCGTGGATACATACAGCTCGCTATTCGTAGTGGTCAGTATAAAAGACTTAATGTGGTGGAAATCAAAGAGGGCGAACTACTTAACTGGGACCCACTCACCGAGGAAATAGCAATTAAAATGATTGAAGATGAAACAGAGCGTGAATCTGCCGAAACTATCGGATACTATGCTTATTTTCGCTATGTAAATGGCTTTGAAAAGGCTCTTTACTGGAGTAAGGATAAGATGAAACAGCACGCATTAAAGTATTCAGCCGGATATGCAAGCGATGTCAATAAGGGTACAAGTTACACTTTTTGGGCAAAGGATTTTGATGCTATGGCAAAAAAGACAATGCTCAGACAGCTTATAAGCAAATGGGGTATTATGAGTGTTGAAATGCAGACAGCATATGAAGCTGATAATCATATTATCAATGCTGACGGAACTCCCGATTATGACACCGATACTATGATCGATGCAGAAGTTCCTGCTGAAACACCTGAAATTTACAATTCATCTTCATCTGAACCGGATGAAGAACAGTTCTCTATTGATGATCTTGCAGAATGAAATGATTGATTTAGAGATAATAAGCACAGGCTCTAAGGGCAACGCAGTCTTTCTTGACGGTCAGGTCTTGATTGACTGCGGAGTGCCGTTCAGCAAACTTGTTGAGTGTAAAGTGGTTGACCGAGTTAAATATGTATTCTTAACTCATCAACACGGAGATCATTGCAATGTTGCCACTCTAAAGCGACTGCTGTCCGAACACCCTTGTATTCGGATAATTTACCCCAATTATCTTTGCAAAAAGCTTTTTTTATTAGGTGATACCTCCTTTCAATACAATTCTTTCATAGTCGCTCAGGATAAATGGTACTCAATCAGCAATATTACTTTTTCAGCAGTACCACTTCGGCATGATGTTCCTAATATCGGCTGGAAGTTACACTTCAACACTCAACAGGGGATATATAAAGTTATATACGCAACTGATACATCGGAAATCGCTCATATAACAGCTAAGAACTACGATTTGTATCTTGTAGAAGCTAACTACTCAAAAACAGAATTACTTAATCGAATAAAAGATAAACGATTGAAAGGTCAATATGTGTACGAAGATAGAGTTCTTCGTACACATTTGAGCAAAGAAAAGTGCGATGAATGGTTGTATCAAAATATGGGTAATGACAGTTTCTTCGTTTATATGCACCGACACGAGGGCTTAGTATGATTACATCAGCGAACATAGTATCTTATGACGGATATAACTTAATAGTAAGACCGCATGAGCGTATCGGCAGAGAACTGGCACAGAAACAAGTACATGAAATTGAACTCAGAATTGTTGACGGACGCACGATTTCTGCCGAACAGCGAAGAAAAACATACGCAATCATCAGAGATATAGCATTTTGGTGCGGAGATAATCCCGAATGGATTAAAGAATATTTCAAGTTTAATTTTTGCGGTGAATTTGGCATTGAATACTTTTCGCTGTCTGATTGCGAAAAAAGCGTAGCAAGAGATTTCATAAGCTATCTGATAGATTTTTGTTTCTACCAAAATATCGGAACAAGAGATACTCTGCTTAATGTTACAGATGATATAGGCAGATACTTGTACAGTTGTCTTGAAAATCGTAAGTGTGCAATATGCAATGCACCAGGTGAAGTTCATCATGTTGACAGAATTGGTATGGGGCGAGATAGGGAACAGATTGTACATATAGGATTAAAAGCTATATGCCTTTGCAGAAAGCACCACGATGAAGCACATCGGCACGAAAAAGAGCTGTTTGATAAGTACAAAATCTACGGTATAGAGCTTGATGAATATCTTTGTACAAAGCTGAAACTTAATACAAAAAGAAAGAGGTGATACAGTGAATGGCTGGACAACCAAAGCGAGGGCTTGACTTTGCGGCTTGGGATGTTCACTTGTTCGATGATGATGAGAGATTTGATGTGCTTATTGATGCACAGGGTTGGGACGGCTTTGGAGTATTTTTTTGGATTTGTACCAAAGCTTATGCAACAAATGGTTACTATTATGAGTGGCGAGAAGAAACCAGTGCTGCCACGATAGCGAAACGAATGAGCGGTGGAATTAAATCAGATACGGTAAATCAGGTAGTCAAGCTTTGCTTACAAATTGGGCTGTTTGATAACGGGCTGTTTGATAGGGAGAGCATACTGACCAACAAAATGATGCAAGAACGATATATGTACGCTATCGAAAAACGCTCCGTGCGAGGTCGCACAATAAATAGATTATATTGGCTTTTGAAAACGGAAGAAACAAAGGCTTATATAGTTATACCTGAAAATGAGCATAATCTCTCCGAGAATGAGCATAATCTCTCCGAGAACGACACAAAGAAAAGTAAAGTAAAGGAAAGTAAAGTAAATAGAAATAATTATTATGCGATGCCGTCTGCAAATGCAGCCGACACCGCCGGTGAAAATATTTTTATTACATTACCTTTGAACGATAAGAGTAATTATTCAGTTTCAAAATCTGATGTTCAGCACTACAAAATTTTGTATCCTGCTGTTGATGTAGAACAACAATTGCGTTCGATGTTGGGGTGGCTCGAAGCTAATCCGAGCAGGAGAAAAACAAGAACCGGCATTAAAGGGTTCATTACTAAATGGCTTAATAAGGTCCAAGACAGAGGAGGTGTAGGATATGGATTCAATCCAAGCGATAATGTCAAGAATAATGTCACCACAGCGAGCGGAGGAAATTATCCAACGGGCGAGAAAGTTTTCTAAAGAGCTTACTCCAAAAGAAAGAGCCGAACAGGAAGCAAAGGTTTTTAATTCTACCCCGGGTAAACTTACGGGCTATGAGTGCGAGAAATGTATGAACCGAGGCTATATTTACCGTGTAAAGGCAGGCGAAACGCCTTTCGGGCAGGTTACATATGATGTGGTTGCTTGCAAATGTAATTGTATGAAAATTCGAGATGAACTTCACAGAATGCAGAACAGCGGTCTTCAAAAACTTCTTAAACGATATACTTTTGAAAGTTACAAGACAACCTCAGATTGGCAGAAATATGTGAAAGATAAAGCATATGAGTACATTGACAAATGCTTTGATTGGTTCTTCTTCGGCGGTCAGCCCGGTTGTGGAAAGACACATATATGTACGGCTATTGTCGGAGCATTACTCAAAAAAGGCAAAGCACCTAAATATATGCTTTGGCAGGATGATATTACCAAAATCAAGCAGGCATCGAGTAATTTAGAGGTGTATGAAGCTCTCATAAATTCATATAAGCAAGCGGAAATTCTTTACATTGATGATTTCTTTAAAACTCGCAGGGGCGATTTTGTCTCAACAGCTGATGTCAATGCTACATTTAAGATTATCAATTACAGATACAATGAAGGATTGCCGACTGTCATAACATCTGAATTATCACTTGAACAGATTTCGCAAATTGATGAGGCTTTAGGCAGTAGAATTTCAGAAATGGCTAATCCGAAAATTTTTATTAAAGCCGATAAAAATAAGAATTACCGTTTTACGAGAGGAAATGAAAATGATGTCTGAAGCACAGGAGCAATGTAAACTCATTAAATGGGCGGATAAATGTGTGCAAATGAAAATACATCCTGAACTTTCAATGCTGTACGCTGTTCCAAATGGTGGCAGAAGAGATAAAGCCGAAGCCGCACATCTTAAAAGGCAAGGAGTTAGGGCAGGTGTTCCGGATTTATGCCTTGCTGTGCCAAAAGGTAAATATCACGGCTTATATATTGAGCTTAAAGTCGGCAACAATAAGACTTCTGAACATCAGGATAAATGGTTGCAGAATCTTTCACGGTGCGGATACGCCGTAAAGGTATGTTATGGCAGTACATCAGCAAAGCAGACAATTGAAAAATATCTGCAATTGGGTGATTGATTATAAAATTGCAGGTTTGTCGAAAGTGTAAACACGAATATCATCCGTGTAGCATACGGAAATGTCCATATTCAAAAAAAGGCTTATACATATGTGTCTATTGTTGTAAAAAGTGTCCGTATGTTAGGCAGGTCCCTTTGGGGTGGATATGTTTGTATGATAAACAAAAAGAAATTTAAATAGGAGTTGTGATAAATGAAAAGCAACTGGAAAGCACGCAATAAGCAGTACAATGACCGCCAAAAGGGCGAAATCTTCGATGTAGGCATAGGATACGGACTTGAACTTGCCTCTGTTGTGTTAAGTCACCATTTCGGTTTTGGTGCAAAAAGGCTTTATAAGTTAAATCTTGAAGCCTTAAGGTACATTGCAAGTATCAAAGACGGTGCAAAAGAGTTCACCGAAGAATACAAAAACAATGTTGAATATGCCTCTATCAAAATGCACAAGGGATTTGATAAAATTATGGCACTCAAAAACAGCGGCATTGATTACGGGCAGAAATTAAGAGATGAAATTGACAGCGGTAGTTATCTGAACGCAGAAATCGAGGTGAATTAAATGAGTAAAGAGAAAAAACCAATTTTAAACTTACAGAAGGGTTGTCCGTTTTGTGGTGGCACGGACTTATGTTATAGGTATGATCCCGCTTTGAGCAGAATTGACATTGTGTGTAAAGCTTGTAATTTCACTTTCTCATATAAAAATGAAAAATCTACAAACGCACTTCTGCTTGCTGAAAGTATATGGAACTCAAGAGTCAATGAGCAAAAGCCGACAGTGAAAAGCACAGTATCAACAGCAGAGGCTATCTTATCAGAGCTCAAGGATATTAAGTCATATGTAGCTGAACTGGCAGGATACAGTATTGATGAAAAAGGATTATGAAAGGAAGTCAAAAAATGATTGATTGTTCTAAAACAGAAAATTATTTTGCTGAAAAGCGAAGAATGATAAAAAAATACAGGCTAAACGATGGTGCATATATATGTGGAGTTAATTGTGCCAACTGTCCACTGAACAGTTTGAATAATGGTACAAGCGACAAGATAACTTGTTCAGACTTTGAAGTATTCTATCCTGAAAAAGCAATAAAAAAAGTCCAAAAGTGGAGTAATGAACATCCGCAAAAGACATATCTTACGGAGTTCTTGAAGAATTATCCAAACGCTCTACTCAAGGATGACGGAACACCCGAAATATGCCTCAGTAGCTTAGGATTGACGAACTATAATGGATGCAGAAACGGCATTACTTGTTCGGAATGTTGGAATCAGCCTATTGAGGACGGTGAAGAGTAATGGCATTCCCAGAAAAGCTAAAAACGTTAAGGCTTAAAAATGGATTAACGCAAGATGAGTTGGGTGAAAAGCTCTATTTGAGCAGGACAAGTATATCTTACTATGAGCAAGGAAAATTTGAGCCTAATATCGAAACCATAATAGCTGTAGCGGATTTATTTAACATCACAACAGATGAATTGTTGAAGTGAGGCAGAAAATGGATAAGTCACACAGAACGGATTTAACATTCTCAAGACAGCTTGAAAAGGCTATGACATCAAGGAACATAGGTGCAACAAAACTGTCGAGAATGTCCGGAATACAACGTAGTCAGATATGCAAATATTTGACTGCTGAGATGTCGCCGACGGCAATAAACATTCGCAAGTTAGCTGTTGCATTAAGCGTCACATCTGATTATTTATTAGGACTGGTTAAAGCAGACAAACAATAGCTTACAATAATAAAATTGTACCTAAAAATAACAGCAAAAAATTATACAATGGACTTATGATGCTGAAGGACTATCTGTGTTGTAAGTCCATTTTTATTTGGCGGTGTATGGTATGGCTAAAGCGTTTGCTATAGGATTTTATAAATCTAAAAAGTGGCAGGACTGCCGACAGAGCTTTATCGCTGAAAGAATGCTTGTTGACGGCGGTTTGTGTCAGCTGTGCAAAGAGCGACACGGCTATATCGTGCACCATAAAATTATGATTGATGAGAGTAATGTAAAAAATCCTGATGTTACTCTCAACCACGAAAATCTTTTATATGTGTGCAAAAAATGTCATGACGATTTGCCGGGACACGGGATAGGTTGCGAACCGAAAAAATATTTTTTCGACGATAGCGGAATGCTCCGACCGATTATCCCCCCCGTTGAAAAATTGGAAACCGGTGACCGTAGGACCGAGGGGGGCAGTTAGATTTTTTGCGCGCCTTACATATAGCCCCCCTCCCCCTAAAATCTTGTGTGAAAGGACGGTGACTTGTAAAATGACTGACGAACAGAGAGAACAAAGAGCGATTAAACGAGAGATAAAGCGATTAACGGAAATCTACAAGGACATAGAAGTTAAGAGAAAAGACCTCGCCGTTGGCTTAATCGAGAATGCGGCGTTTACTCGAATCAGACTGAAAGAACTGCAACAAGACATTGCAATTTATGGCTTGACTGAATTGTTTTCGCAGTCGGAAACGCAAGAGCCGTACTCACGCAAAAGACCTGAGGCAGATTTGTATAACACGATGCTTGGAAATTATCTTAAATACATCAAGCAACTCAACGATATGCTTCCAAAAGTGACCGAGGCAAAGACTGCAACAACAGACGGCTTTGACGATTTCGTTGAAGGGCGTGACAAGCTTTGAAACGCTATCCACTGAGCTATAACCCGATACTCGAATACTACGAACAGATACAAAGCGGTAAGGTTACTGTTTGCGACAAAATACGCAAGTGGTACAAACATTTAAGCGATAAGGTGATTAATCCGACAGACGGCTATCATTACGAAGCTAAGCGAGGAAATCACATTATTGAATTTGTTGAAAACTACTGCCGACATAGTAAAGGCAAAATGGGCGGTCAGCTCGTAAAGCTTGAGCTGTGGGAAAAAGCGTGGCTTGCGGCGACTTTTGGCTTTGTGGACGATGACGGTATAAGACAATATAACTTATCTGTGCTGATTATCGGAAAAAAGAACGGCAAGTCTTTGCTTGCCTCTGCGGTTGGCTTGTATATGCTCATCGGCGACGGTGAACCCGGTCCCGAAGTGTATGCAGTCGCCACAAAGCGTGACCAAGCCAAGATTATATGGCAGGAAGCGAAACGAATGGTTCGCAAGAGTGAAACTCTGCTGAAGCGAATTAAACCACTGCTGAATGAATTGAGTTCAGAAGATTACAATTGCGGAGTGTTTAAGCCGCTTGCTTCTGATTCAGACACACTCGACGGTTTGAATGTGCATTGTTGTTTAATGGATGAGTTACACCAGTGGAAAAACGGCAGACAGCTGTATGACATTATGGCGGACGGTACGATCGGACGGGACCAACCGCTTATCCTTGTGACAACAACAGCCGGAAAAATCAGAGAGGACATCTACGATGAAATCTATGACGATGCCGTTCGCACTACGAATGGTTTGTTTGATGATGTAGGTTACAAAGACGAACACAGCCTTTACATTATCTATGAGCTTGACAAGCGTGAAGAATGGGAAAAGCCCGATTGTTGGGAAAAAGCTAATCCCGGACTTGGCACTATTAAAAATCGAAATGCCCTTGCAAGCAAGGTCAAGAAAGCGCAGGCGAATCCGTCGCTTGTACGCAATCTTGTATGCAAAGAATTTAACATAGCCGAAACATCAACTGAATCGTGGCTCAATTTTGAGGAGCTTAACAACGAAACAAAATTTGATGTAAAGGAACTCCACCCAACCTACGGGATAGGCGGTGCAGACCTATCAAGCACAACCGACCTTACGGCGGCCAAGATGTTGTTTCGAGTGCCTGACAATGAAAATATTTTTGTATTGTCAATGTACTGGATACCGGCTGACCTTGTGGAGAAAAAAGTAACCGAGGATAAGATCCCGTATGACAAGTGGATAGAACAGGGCTTTATGCGCACTTGCCCCGGAAACAAAATCGACGCAAGTGTTGTTACGGCGTGGTATCAAGAACTGCAAGACGAATACGACATTTACTTGTGGAAAGAGGGCTATGACGCTTGGTCGGCTCAGATGTGGGTTAATCAGATGATTGACGCTTTCGGTCCTACCGTTATGGAAGCGGTACATCAGGGCAAGAAAACACTGTCTGCCCCAATGAAAGCCCTTAAAGCAGACCTTGTAAAGAAAAGAATAATTTACAACAACAATCCGATTGATAAATGGTGTCTTGCAAACACCGCAATAGATGAGGACAGAAACGGTAATATACAGCCAATTAAAACCTCGAAGTCAACAAGACGAATTGACGGTACTGCGGCATTGCTTGATGCTTACACGATATATTTTGAATACGAAGATGAATATTTAAGCATTGTTTAGGAGGTGAGAGAATGGGAAAATTTAAGAACTTTTTAAATTCTGTTCGTAATGTCAGAAAGACAAAGAATTTTTCAAGGGTTGAACTTGTTACACAGAATAATTCAAATTTTTTCTTATGGGGCAACAGGGCATATGATTCTGACACAGTCCGAGCTTGCGTTAATGCACAGGCTCTCAGATTCTCGAAGTTATCTATTAAACATATAAGAGAAACAATCGTTGACGGCAGAAAAGATTTGCTAATCAATCCAGAGCCTTACCTCAAATTTTTGCTTGAAGAGCCAAATCCGTACACAACAATGGATATGCTTTTGTATAGGACAAGTACACAGTTATCGTTATCAGGAAATGCGTTTTGGCTTATCATCAGAGATTTAAACGGCTTGCCAACAGAATTGTATTTTATTCCTGCAAAATCAGCGACTGATTTATACGATACAGACGGCAATCTTGTTTATGAATTTATCCTTGCAAACGGTAAGACCTACCGCTTCGCCTCCGAAGATGTCATACATTTGCGTGATGATTTTGCAGAGAACGATATATTTGGAAGTGGAAAATTTAAGGCTCTTGCTCCTTTACTTGAAATTGTTGAAACAACCGACAGCGGCATCATAAGCGCTATCCGAAATTCAAGTGTCATTAAATGGTTGCTGAAATACACCTCGTCATTGCGTCCCGAGGATTTGAAGAAGAACGCAAAAGCGTTTGCTGATAATTACCTTAACATCAGCAACAGCTCCGTCGGTGTTGCGGCAGTTGACGCAAAGGTTGACGCAAATCAGATAACCCCGAACGACTATGTTCCAAATGCTTTGCAAATGGACAGAACAAAAAACAGAATTTTAGAGTTGTTCAACACCAATGTAAAAATTATCACATCAACAGCAAATGAAGATGAAGAAAATGCTTACTTTGAAGCGGTGATTTCGCCTAAAATCATTCAGCTTAAAAATGAGCTGACACGAAAACTTTTCACACGGCGCCAACGAGGTTGTGGAAATTACATAGCGGTAGGTTCATTTAATTTGCAGTCAGCAAGTTTGAAAACAAAGCTGAATTTCGCCGGAATGGTAGACCGTGGAGCAATGCTCCCGAACGAATGGCGAGAATCACTCGGTCTTGCTCCCGTTCCGGGCGGTGACACTCCGCTTAGAAGATTAGATACAGTAACAGTCGGCGGAGGAGGTGAAGAAAGTGAAGAGTAAAAATTATGAAGATTTTGTTGAAAAATTTAAGCCCAAGAAAACAACAGATGATTGTTATACACCACCGTTAGTTTATGAAGCTATAAGCGATTGGGTGGCAAACGAATACAATCTTGATAAATCCACTTTTTGCCGTCCGTTTTATCCCGGAGGCGACTACGAAAATTACGATTATTCAGGGAAAATAGTTGTTGATAATCCGCCCTTTAGCCTTTTGGCAAAAATTTTAGATTTTTATACTCGCAACAAAATTAAATGCTTTTTATTTGCTCCTACTCTTACTGTTTTTAGCAATAAAAGAAGTTGCAACTACACAGTAATTCTTTGCGGCATTAGTATTACATACGAAAATGGTGCAGTTGTAAACACATCATTTATTACAAATTTAGATGATCCTGATTTGCAAATAAGAACTGCTCCAACTTTATATAAAGCAGTTAAGCTTGCAGATAATAAAACGCTTGCCGCAATAAAGAAACAACTCCCAAAATATTCTTACCCTGATAGCGTAATTACCAGTGCTAAACTTTATCCTTTTGCGAAGTATGGCATTGATATAAAAATAAAAAAATCTCAATGCCATTTTATCAGAGCTTTAGAATCACAAAGAGCAAAGAAAAAGACTATTTTTGGCGCAGGTTTTTTGATTTCGGATAGCGTCAAAGCCGAATTGCAGAAAGCCGAATTGCAGAAAGCCGAATTGCAGAAAGCCGAATTGCAGAAAGCCGAATTGCAGAAAGCCGAGGCAACAGAAACAAATAACTGGGAGCTTAGCAGTGAAGAACTTCTAATAATCAAATCACTTGGACAAGGAGGTGAAAACAATGCCGAAGGTAATTGACATCAAGGGTCCTATCATTACAAACGATGACAAGTGGATCTATGACTGGTTTGGGGTAGCCTCTTGCTGTCCTGCCGATATTCGTTCTCAGCTTGACGAAGTGGCGGATGATGAGGGTGTACAGGTTGTTATCAATTCATCAGGTGGTGACATCTTTGCCGCCTCCGAAATTTATGATATGCTCGCCGAAAGCAAGGCAACCATCAAGGTTGTTTTTGCCGCATCAGCCGCATCATACATTGCTTGTGCGTGTGAATCCGAAATTGTGCCGACAGGTATGCTTATGATTCATAATGTTTCAAGCTATGCCGCAGGTGATTACAACGATATGGCTCACGAATCGGGTGTGTTGCTCAAAGCAAGCAAAGCCGTGGCGACTGCATACAGACTTAAAACAGGTATGACCGAAAATGAACTTATCGGACTTATGGATAATGAAACTTGGTTTACTGCCGATGAGGCGGTTGAAAAAGGCTTTGTTGACAAGATTACCGAATATGCCGAAAAGCCAAAAGAGGTTAAACTCGCGGCAAGCCTTAACGGTCTTATCCCAGATACAATCATCAAACAGATGAGAAGTGAAAAAACACAGCTTACAGCAAAACTTGAATTATTAAAACGAAAGGAAGTTGAAGAATGAACAAACAGGAATATCTTGACAAGAGAAATGCTCTCTATGATAAGGCTAAGCAGCTTATCGCAGAGAACAAACTCACCGAGGCGAGAGAGGTAACACAGCAGATTGATAAGCTCGACAGTGACTTTGAAAATTCTGCCGTGAATAAGGCAAATAAAAATGCAGAGGAGGGGATTAAAATGCCTGCACCATTCGGAAATCACAAAACAAAAATTGACCTCACAGATGAGGGCGAACAGGTAACAGATCTGTATTCAACACTTGAATACAGAAAGGCATTCGCTAACTATATTCAGAACGGCGTACCCGTGCCACAGAAGTTTGCTAACACAGCGGCACAGACAACATCGGGTACTGCGACGGCAATTGTACCGACAACAATGTATCAGCGTTTGATTGTTGAACTTGAAAAAGTCGGCGAGATTTACGCAAGAGTATTTAAGACAGCTTATCCGACTGCACTCCTTGTTCCTACACAGAACATCAGACCGACAGCGAGCTGGGTTGACGAAGAAAAGGGTTCTGATCAGCAGAAGGTTACAACCGATAAGGTTGTGTTTGCAGGCTATAAGCTTGAATGCAAGGTTGCATTCTCTCTCTTTATGACAAAGACTGCACTTGATACTTTTGAATCGCAGTTTATTGACCAGATTAAGACTGCGATCGTAAAAGCTGTTGAATTTGCAATTATCAAGGGTACAGGCACAGGCTCTCCGACAGGTATTCTTACTTGCACGCCGCCCGAGGGTCAGACTATCGAAATTGCAAAGACAGGTAAACTTGCTTATTCAACACTTTGCAACGCTGAGGCGGCTCTTCCTGCCGCATATGACGATGCTGTGTGGTTGATGACAAAGAAATCATTCTTTGCATTTATGGGCATTACAGACAGCAACGGTCAGCCTGTTGCTCGTATGTCTGAGGGTCTCAATGGTAAGCCGTCACTTACCCTTTTCGGTCGTGCAGTTATTCCGACAGACGGCTATATGGATTCGTACGCTGACACGGTTTCAGCCGACACAACCTTTGCGATGATGTTTAATCTCAACGATTACATCTTTAACGAGGTTATGGGCCTCAGCGTTAAGAAGTACGAAGAGGACGATACCGACAACACCGTTATTAAGGCTGTAATGCTTGCAGACGGTAAGGTTGTGGATACTCACAGCCTCGTCAAGCTCGTTAAGAAAAGCGCTTAAAAGAGGTTTGAATTATGGCAGTATCCAATGAAATTGAAGCCGTAAAGGTTTCGCTCCGTATCAATACGGTGCTGTTTGACGATGAAATATCTGCCCTCATTGATTCTGCCAAAAGCGATATGACAGGTGCAGGAGTTAATGTCACCGATAAAAACTCAACTGCGCTTGTTATGCAGGCAATCAAATTCTATTGCCGTGCTTATTTTTCGGTGACAGCTGATAGCGAATGGGCACGGCATTACGAAGAATTGCGTGATGCAATGGCGGCGAGAGGAGCACAAACATAATGAATGCAGATACTCTTGTTAAACTTGTTGAAAAGTCAGGGCAAACAACCAATGACATCGGCGAAATTGTGTATCAGGAAAAGCTCCGAACGGTTTATGCACAACGCAAATATGTTCGACAATCTGAATTTTTTCAGGCACAGGCGAACGGATTAAAACCTGAATGTATGCTTGAAGTCAACTCGTTTGAGTACCACAACGAAGAATTTTGTTATCTCGAAAATAAGAGGTTCAAGATTTATCGTGCGTATGAGATTAAAGGCACAGAGCGTACGGAGCTGTATTTAACGGATGTGGTAGGTGAGAATAATGTCTTTGCCTAAAGCAGTTAAAATCACAAGAAACGGCGTTGAGATAATCAGCAATGTTGACCGTATTCAATATACGCTTAAAGAGCTTGAGAGAGCCGCTCTGCGTGATGTAGGCAAGCTCGTATGTAAAAGAACACGGCAGAAAATAAAACGCAGGTCGGGGCGCTTAGCGAAAAACACGCAGTATTGGGTGCGTAGCAAGCAGGAAATACCCGATCTGCAAGTTGGGTTTAAGCCGGGCGGCTTTTATGGCTTATACCAAGAAATCGGAACGAGCAAATATCCGAAAATCGGAGCATTGAGCGACGCCGCCGAAAGCAACATCAAAGACATTATAAAAATTGAACAGCAATACCTCAGTGCTGTAGGCACGGAAGAGGCAGAGCGAAAACTTAACGAGGGGGAATACAGTGGTGAATAACATCAAAAAATTTTTGAAAGACTTATTCGCTGAGTATGCACCCTCTTATTTTTTGCAAGCTGACAGCGGATTTCCTCGCCTTGTATATGAGGTTAAACAGCTCTACACGGATGAGCCGTATGACAAGTTTGTTGTGACGGTTAATGTTTATGACAGGCAGACGGCAACTATTGATGATGTTGTGGATAAAATCTACAACAACATAGCAAAGGCTACATATTCGGTCAATGATGTTTTTTACAAATTTTATAATAACTGCGATAGGCAGTATATTGCCGAATCAGACAAATCAATAAAGAGAGTGATGTTCACCCTCGAAATGAGAAGATATAGAAAGGATGATTAAAATGGCAACAGTTAAGCCACGAAAAATTAAGCCATATAGCGGCTATTCGGCGAAAACCGCCGACAGAATGCTTCTTGATGCAGGTGCGTTTTTTGTAAATTACGATCCTGCTACGGACACATATGCAAGCGCCAAAAAGGCAGGCAAATGCCTTGGTGTGACAATCAAAGGCGGTGAATTTTCAGCCAAGCCGACACTCAGACGACTTGAATTTGACGGTGTAAAAACACGAACTAAGGGTGATACAGTAGTCGACGGTTGGGAGGTTTACCTTAAAGCGACACTTGCTGAGATGACCACACAAAATTTCATTTATGGCCTTGGAATTGCCGACAAAGGCACAGACGAAAAGGTCGCAGGCTACGATGTAATTACGGGTAGAGATGTTATTCTTGACAGTGACTACATTCAGAATATCACTTGGGTAGGTTGTCTCCTCGGAGAGGATAAGCCGTGCATTATTCAGGTATTCAACGGCTTTAATGAAAATGGTCTTACACTTGCGATTGCTGACAAGGACAACGGCAAAGTAGAAGCTCAGTTCTACGGCAATCTTTCACCTGAGGTTTATGATTCGGAGGACGAAATCAAGCCCCCATTTAAGATTTACAGACCGACAGAGAGTGAGGAATAAGCGATGAGAAAGTTAGCTATCAAAGATGCGTTCGCTCTTGCGCGCATCATCAAGAAAGCGAATATTGAAGCTGAAATTGCAGAATTTGCGAATAAGGTCAAAGACAAGAAAGACAAAGGCACAGCAGAAAACACCAAAATAATCGGAATTGAGTTTGTCTTAACAATTTTGTCAGCACTTTCCGACAAAGAAGTTGAGCAGGAATTCTATTTGCTTTTCGCTGACATAGTGGGCGATATGACAGCTGAACAGGCAAGTCTTATGAGCATTCCTGACGTAATTGGTAAATGCAAAGCAATCTTTAAGGAAAATGACGTTAAAAGTTTTTTTACCTCAGTCTCAGCCTTGATATAAGAACATATGGAATGCTTATGCAGTATTGTTGCGGTAATACTGCCGTACTGCATGAGCTGTCTTTTTCCGAGGCTGTCGAGATTATCAAAAATGCGATTAATGACCGTGAGGACGAAATGCTTTACAAGGCATATATGCTCACGATGACAGGCAGATTTACAGGCGTGTCATATGTCGATTTTGTAAACAAGGTTAAAAATCAAATGCAGACAGGCGCGGAAGAAACTGTAAACGTCGAAACTGTCGAAAGCAAGATTGCAGATTATCTTAATAATTACAAATGGGAGGAGGTGTAGCTAATAATGGCTGTTGAAGTATTTAAGTTATTTGGTTCTATATTCGTAAATAACGATGAAGCAAACAAATCCATTGCAGAGACCGAGAAAAAAGGTAAAGGTGTCGCCGCAACCTTAGGTAATGGTATCAAAACCGCAGGCAAATGGGGAGCGGCAATGGTCGGAGGTGCGGCGGCAGGCGTAGGAGCATTGTCCACTGTCGCAGAGAGCACCCGAGAATACCGAACAGAAATGGGTAAACTCGACACAGCTTTCACCACCAACAAATTCTCAGCGGCAGACGCAAAGCAAACATATTCCGACCTCTATGCCGTAGTAGGTGACAGCGGACAAGCGACAGAAGCCGCAAACCACCTTTCTTTGCTTTGCAATTCTACCAAAGATTTGCAATCTTGGACAGAAATCTGCACAGGTGTTTACGGTCAGTTTGGCGATTCACTTCCGATCGAAGGCTTAACTGAGGCGGCGAACGAAACAGCGAAAGTCGGACAGGTAACAGGTCCGCTTGCTGATGCTCTTAACTGGATGGGTGTGTCTGAGGATGCTTTTAATGAAAAACTTGCAAAATGCTCCTCGGAGCAAGAGCGACAGCAGTTAATCACATCAACCCTCACAAGCTTGTATTCGGATGCCTCTGCTCAGTACAAGAAAACAAACGGCGATGTAATGGAATCTAACAGGGCACACCAGCAACTATCTGACACTATGGCTCAGATTGGTGCTATCGCCGAGCCTGTCCTTAACTCTCTTATCGGTCTTGGCGGTAAACTCCTCGAACAGCTCTCACCATTGATTGAGATCGTGGCAAACAACCTTGCCCCCGTTTTAATCAACATCTGCGAAGAGGTTGCCCCGATAATTGTATCGATGCTTGAACAGATTATGCCATTGATTGAGGAGTTACTGCCGTTTATTGCTCAGCTTATGGAGCAGTTAGCTCCTATCATTGTTCAGATTGTTGAACAGCTTTTTCCACCTTTACTGCAAATCATTCAGGACTTGCTTCCGTATTTTATGCAGATAATAACGGCGATTATGCCATTGTTTGGTACTCTTGTAGAGCTTTTAACGCCCGTTATCGAAATGTTTATTCAGCTTGCCAGCGTGTTGCTCAACGGCTTATTAGCGGCACTCACTCCGATTATTGAGGATTTAGCTACATTTCTGAACGATTTGCTTACACCTCTTATTCCGATTATAAGTGAGTTGTGTGACACCATCGTTGGAACTTTACAGCCTGTTTTCGAGCAGTTATCGCCTGTCATCTCACGGGTTTTCGATGCTCTTCGCCCGGTTCTTGACCTACTCGGTGAAATGCTTGAAACACTTATCCCTGCGCTTGTACCGATTATCGAATGGTTAGCTCAAATTTTCAGCAATGTTTTGGGCAATGCGATTGAGAGTGTAAAAAACTTACTCAAACCACTCACAGGAGCGTTTGAGGGAGTTGTTAAGTTTATAAAAGGTGTTTTCAGTGGCAACTGGGAAGAGGCTTGGAACGGTGTTGTTCAAATTTTTAAAAATGTATTCAATATCTTACCAACGATTGTCGAAAACATAATCAATGGCGTAATCGGCATTATTAACGGACTGCTTTCAGGCATTGACTGGGCAACATCAATGATTGGCTGGGAGATTGACCCGATTCCGGAAGTAACCTTACCTCGTTTCCGTGCCGGTATTGATTATGTTCCACACGATAAGTTCGCCGCATATCTTGATGCCGGCGAGGCAGTTCTCACAGCTCAAGAGGCTGAGGAATATCGTCAGTCAAAGCGTGAGGGGAAAGGCTCGGTATTTGAAAATGATTCAACCAATATAGTCAACAATATCAGTATTAACATTCCTTCTGTTGCGATTAATAACGATATGGACATTGACAGCTTGGTTGATGATATCAGCAACAGGCTTGCCGATGAAATAACAAGGAGGCAGAGAGCATATGCATAACTTTTATTTTGCAGACAAATGGCTGTCTTATTTTTGTGGCAGATTCGTACAAGCTCCACAGCACGAAATTTCCAAAAGGGATATTTCAGCAATTGAAATCCCATACAAGGACGGCGACATTCTCCTCGATAATGGCAGGTGGCAGAATGTGGAGTTTGAAAGAGAAATTTGTTTTCTGCCGTATTTGTCTGAGATGTCCGCACATCACCTTGCTAAGGCTGTTACTGAATGGCTGACCTTAAATCGGGGATATCAGAAGTACAAAGACACTTATAATCCCGGTTATTTCACTAAGGCTTACATATCAAATATTGATAGCATTGTGCGGGAGTTGCCCTCGTTGCTTTCAACCAAAATCAAATTCAATCGTGTGCCTTGGTGGTATTCGGAGATTGGTGCTAAACCTATTGAATTAGAGGTTAATAAGGCGGTGAATTTGCGTAATCCCGAAAAATACATAAGTTTGCCGACTATTAAGATTACCAACACAAATACAAGCAGTAGCAGTAACGCTAAGGCTAATTTAACTATTAACGGAACAAAATATATTTTGTCTTGCGTTGCGGGTTATGACTACGCTCTGCTTGACGGTGAATCAATGCAGTATAGAGCGTATAAATCTGACGGTACATCGAAATTTATCAACGACACATTACCGCCTGAATTTTCCACCGAAAATAATCAGGTTACGGTTACAGCTGTCAGCAATGCCGAGATTAGCATTACCCCGAATTGGAGGTGTTTGTAAATGTTCTATCCCTTGCTTTATAAATTGCAAAACACAACCCACATCTTGAACCAAAGTGCAATGTTAAAAATCGGTATGATGACCGAGATTATAAGCGGAAAAGTTACCGAAGAACGCAACGGCGACTATTTGCTTGAAATTGAGCTTTTGGTGACAGATGACTGCGCCGATTTGCTTGATACACAACTTTTTGTCAAAGCAAAACCAAATCCGACAGACGAACCGCAATTCTTTGAAATCTATAATTTGCAGTACAAAGATAAAAAATCCGTTGTAATCAAAGCAAAGCATATCAAGCATAATTTGTATAATAATTTTTTGGTTGAAGTACAAAATCAGACAGACATAATGTGCACACCTGCGGAATGGTGGTATCGCCTTTGCACGGGGCAAGAGGAGGGCTTACAAACGCAAATGACCTTGTGGGCGCACTACTTTAAATTTACATCTGATATCACCACAAAATCCTCTATGACACTCGGTTTTGTTACTCCGTGTACTCTCGGAGATTTTATGGGCGGAGCTGACGGTTCACTTGTTGATGTTTTCGGAGGCGAGTATAAATATAACAATTTCAATGTGTCTCTTTTAAAAAGCCGTGGAACAACTACTAAATACCATTTAAAGTGGGGAAAAAATCTGAGCAGTTTAACGCAAACACTTGATTCGGACGATATTTGCTCGCATGTGGCGGCATATGCGACTTGCTATGATACCTATGCAAAGCGCAATGTTGTGCTTTGCTCACAGCCACAGGAACTTAAAAACCACAAATCAAAGTTAATTAAGGTTAAAGCCGTTGATGTAACAAACGGTGGTTCAGTGGATATTGGTAATGCGACGGGCTACTGGAATTTTAATGCGCAGACGGGTGAAAACAAAGATCTGTTGATTCAGAAACTTAACATACAGGCTCAGGTGTTAAGAGGTCAGCTTGCAAGCACCAATGGAGCACCTACGCTTAATGTCAAGGTTGATTATCCAACAACGCTTGATGAGATGTTGGATTTGCATTTGTGCGATACAGTTTACATAGACACGGCTAATGACAGTTTGCAGGCAAAAATCATAAAAACAGATTATGATATTGTGCTTGAACGATGGAACAGCCTCGAACTTGGCACAGCGAAAACGAAATTATCTGATTATATAGTTAAATGAGGTGAAAACATTGAATATTAACCATACGAAAATGGAGCTTGAAATCAACAGTTGTAAAAACTATGAAATTCTCGAAGTTCGTCAGGGCGACAAAAACTCAAGAATTATTGATTTTACATTTACAGTCAACGGCGAAGTTGTAAATTTGACATCTGCGATGTCCGCAACCGTTAATGCCACGGTTGACGATGTAATCGTTGCGGACAGTGTAGCCGCTGTCGTTGACACAGAAAATAATGTAGTCACAGTTACGCTTACAGACACAATGCTCGCATTATCAGGCATTTGTAAAATGGACATTGTGCTTACAGAAGGTGACGAAATTATAACCGCTGAAACCGTTTGTTTGCGTGTAGGAAAAAGTGTAATCAATGACGACAGCAAAGCCTTTCCGGGTGCAAGCTCTATTGCGGAAATCACAAAAGAAGTCGAAACCGCAAGGGGAAGCTCCTCAAGCCTCAACGCAAGGCTTAACGGGATTGATCAGGCTGTGTCTAATAAAGCTGATAAAAGCACGGTCAGTCAGTTGTCGGCACGAATGCAGACGGCAGAAACATCTCTTGCAGGTAAGGCTAATGCAACAGATGTAGCCAACGCTCTTAAAGCGAAAGAGGACAACTCAAACAAGGTGATTTCAAAAACGGACATTACGGACAGCAACACTAATTATCCGAGCATTGAATATCTTGACGCTTACTATTATAAAGCAAATGAACTTTACTCATCGGAAGAAACGGACAAGCTTCTCGGAAACAAAGCCGATGTCAATTCCGTTTATTCTAAGACTGAAACCGATAATTCGCTCGGCGAAAAAGCTGATAAGGTAGATGTTGATGTTTTACTGGCAAACAAAGCTAACCTTGTTAACAGCTCTAACATTTTTGATTTTGATGCTTGGGCGAAAGGGTTACAGAGTTTGACTACACCAGTTTATCGGGGCACACTTGATGAATTGAACTTTGCCGAAAAATCAATTACCATTACCCCTACCCCTACATCAAACGACACTTTTACGATGGGTTGGTACGCACCTTTCCCCGAAACAATGAAAATAAGTGTAAAACCAAATACTAAATATTGGATTTGTTGGCTTACAAACAACAATAACAGCAATGCTTTTGTATTTTTAAACGGAAACAGTACCAATAATGTAAGAATAACACGTGGTAAAGGAACATTTGTCACAAACAATGATACATCGTTTATAACGATTAGGTTTGGTACTAATAACAGTGGTACTTTCAAGGTGTCCAAAATTATGATTGCCGAAAAAGAATCAATCTACTTACCGAATGAAGTTGCAGAGGGCGTCCCAGAGGTTGCAGACGAAATTTTGACATTTGAAAAGACAACCCAAACTTCACTTGACGGTAAATACGATTCAGCGAACATAGAGAGCGGTACATCAAAGCTCACACCTTATTCAACCATTACCGATAAAATCAAAAGTGCAAGCTGTACCTACAAAACAATCGGTGATGTTGTAATCATCAATGCGACAATTACGATGAACGCTGTTACGACTGGAGCAAACAGTACATATCCGCTGATTAATTTGCCGTACAAATGTATTTCTGTGGATGATGTTTTTTGTGTCGGTATTTCAAACCTCGGCAAGCTTTTTAAATTTGCAGTAGTTAAGAATAACACTTGGTTGCAGTTTCAGTCACAGGATAAGACGGCTTACACATTTGCAGACGGCGAACAAATCAATGTGATTTGTTCGTACAAAATTAAATAACGGAGGTAAAAATTATGGAACTTAAAGAAAAAATCACACTTGATATGCTGACAAAGGACAGCGTGTCGGTACTCAGACAGCAGTTTTTGACCTTTAACGGTGAAGAAATGCAGGTCGGAGGAAACATCCGCAACGCTTATATGAACAGCAAATCGGGCAGAGAACAGCTCAAAACGGTGCTGTCGGATGAATACTACAACGCCGTTATGGCAGTATGGGGCGACAATCCAACCGTTGACGAGCCGATAGAAAGCGAGGTGTAAACAATGAAAGAAAACATTTTACAGGCATTATTTGCCACTGTGTGCGGAGCAATTGTCGCATATCTTAACATCTTGCTTGTGCCGTTTGCGGTGATGATTGCGGTAATGATTATCGACTATATCACAGGAATGGCACAGGCATACATAAGCCACACGCTTAACAGCCGTGTCGGTGTAACAGGCATTATCAAAAAGGTAGGCTATATCGTAGCTGTAGCGGTCGGTATTGTTGCCGACTATCTCATCAGTTCGGCACTTGTCAACTGCGGAATCGACCTGCGGATTAACTACTGTATCGGCATGATTGTTACGATTTGGTTTATCATCAACGAATTAATTTCAATCCTTGAAAACCTTTCGGAAATCGGAATCCCATTGCCGAAATTTTTGGTGTCAATCGTCAAGAGACTAAAGACAACAGTCGAAGTAAAAACAGATGAAAGCGAGGAATAATAATTATGTCAACAAAAAGAATCTATCTCAGTCCGTCAAATCAGAATAGGAACACCTATGCAACGGGCGGTACAAATGAAATGGCGCAGTGTGACAAAATCGCCGCCGCAACCGCAAAGGCACTCAAACGCTGTGGCTTTGAAGTAATGGTTGCAAAGTCGGGAACGCTTATGCAGACAAGATGTTCCGAATCTGACAGGTTCGGTGCGGACATTCATATGCCGATTCACACTAACGCATTCAACGGCAAGTACACAGGCGGTACAAGAGTTTTCTGCCTGAACTCAAACGGCAGAAAGGCTGCCGAGGCGGTAAAGTCTGCCCTCGGAGCAATCTCGCCCGGCAAGGATGATTCGGTCAGCTACAAAACCGACCTTTACGAAATCAATGTGCCGAGGGCATTGACCGTGTATGTTGAGTGTGAATTTCACGACACCGTGACAGGCTCGAACTGGATCAGGAACAACACAAACGCAATTGCTGAGGCAATCTGCAAGGGTATGTGTAACTACTTCGGCTATAAATATAAGTCGGCAAGCTCATCAGGCACAACAAAGCCCGCACAGACAACCAAGCCGACAACATCAAAGCCGAGCACATCAGCCTTTAAGCCGTACCTTGTAAAGATTACATCATCGAACGGCGTAAATATCCGCAAAGGCGCAGGCACAAACTATCCCGTGTGTGGCTCAATCGCCAAAGGCGGAGCGTACACTATCGTAGCCGAAAAATCAGGCACAGGCGCTAAAAAGTGGGGCAAGCTCAAAAGCGGTGCCGGCTGGATTGCCCTTGACTATACCGCAAAAATAAAATAAGTTTTAAACCGAACACATAATTGCAAAAAATATTCCCCTCATCCGCCGTAAAAAGTGGGTGAGGGGAGTTTGTTATTTGTAAATTTAATGATTTTGCATAATATCGCATTTTTTGAAAGCCTGAAAGTACCGATTATATCTGACTTTTCCTGCCTTGCATTTGCCTAACATTTTACCTGTTTTTTTCTGTATTTCGGTGTATTTTAGCGTTAAAAAGATATAAAAAATAACCGCACCAAAAAGCTAAAAACTGGCTTTCTAATGCGGTTTTTTCTATGGTCGAGGTGACAGGACTTGAACCTGCGGCATCTTGGTCCCAAACCAAGCACTCTACCAAACTGAGCTACACCTCGAAATGTTGCTTAATAACAACAGCTTAATTATTATATACCATATTTTCGGATTTGTCAACATAATTTTCGCTTTTTATTCAAAATTAATTCAAATATTTTGAAAATCACCATAAGACAGACCGAAAATGTGGTACAAAACAGCCGTCCCTACATAAGAAACGGCTGTATGGTGCAGGTAACAGGACTTGAACCTGCATGAAATTGCTTTCACATGGACCTGAACCATGCGCGTCTGCCAATTCCGCCATACCTGCTTATTAAATTGAAAATTGAAAATGGAAAGTTGAAAATGAAAGTGTCAACTTTTGCATAATCAATTTAAATTCCCTTGATTTTTACACGGTGGGGAAACCGAGGTGGAGCTTACTTTCAGATAAAGCTTACTCTTCGGCTGATTCCGCAACAGCACTCAAAATGTGCTATATTATTATAACAGACCGACAGGTAAGTGTCAAGTGACATTTACTTTATCGGTCTGATTTACGCTGATTATTTTTCAGAATCGGGTTTGCGGATTTTGAAACCGTCATATTTTCCGATGTCGCAGAGGGCAATTTCGTGGCAACCCATTCTTGTTGACAGCGGTGCAAGCTCCATATAGTCGCCGTAGAGGAAAGTAAGGTACTTGTCATATTCCTTTGGCACGGGGAACTTGTAACCCTCAAAGTCGGCATAAGCAACATCGTCAAGATATTCCTTTGGAAAAGCACCGTTATAAATATTTCTGCCCATTCCGTCATAGAGATATTTTGCATTCTTTTTGTTTTTAAAGAATTTTAAAGTACGGACTTCAAGCCACATACTGAATCTGAGCGGAAATATTTTCTTGCAGAAATTTGTTACAATGCTCTGGATCCTACTGCCGTTTTCAGCTTTGCGATTGTTCCATTTATTGAACACCAGTGCTCTTGTGAACAGAGTCACAGCCATATGAATTTTTCGTCCGATTGCTGAATTGGCTGTGTTATCATGACAGAAAATATCAAACGCAATTCCGTTGTGCATTGCATGGTGCTCCTTTGCAAAGTCGGTTGCAAAGAAAGTGTCGTCAAGTCTGACCTTGGCAAATTCATAGAAACAAGCCTTGTCCGTATGGTACGATTGAAAAGTCATATTGCTCGGAAGTTCCTTTGGCGCAATCTCGCAAAAGCGGTCAAAATCTTCACGCAGCATCATAATATCGGCATCATCGTCCCACGGAATGAATCCTTTGTGACGGATTGCACCGAGAAGTGTTCCGCCGCCGAGAAAATATTTTATGTTGTGCTTTCGGCAAATTCTGTCGGTTTCAAGCAGAAATGCAAGCTGAATTTCGTGAATTGAATCAAGTCTGCGTTCGTGTGAGTGGGGGATACGCAGAACTTTTTCTGACTTCATCTTGTCCATTATGCAGATTTTCAGCATGGTTTCAAGGTCAATGTCGGGAGTGCATTCGTTTACGGAAATTTTGTTTGAATTAATTGCACATCCGTCAAGCCCCGTAAAATTGCCCGACTCAATTGTACAGCGACTGCCGTAAATATCGTTGAGAACAGCCGCAATCATAATCAGCGATGCGTTGCAGTTTTTGCCGCCGACATTATAAACTGCATTTTCTTCAAGATTTGTCATTGCGAAAACAATCGCCTTTAATACATCGTTGATATAAACAAAGGTGCAGCGATCCCTTGTTGCCGGAACAACTGTGTCACGGCGGTTGGCTATATCGTCAAAAACAGGATCAAGCACGCTTGTAAAGTTACTTGACGCTCCCAAAATTATGCCCGTTCTGAGCGTTGTAACGGTTGATTCGCTGTTCTTCAAAACCGAGTGCAAGGTGGTTTCTCTCGTTCTCATAAGCTGTCCTGCAAGCGATGAGGGAGAGGTTGAGTCAAGTTCTGCGTACTCGTTTTCAGAATAAACTCTGTGCGGTTTGGCTTTGCCGTAAATTCTGCTGTCGTTCACAACGACAACTCTTGCGCCTGTGGCTTTTGCAATTTTGGCACAGGCATTTATCTCTGCAATGCCGTCAATCATAATCTGTGGGTTGTTGTCCGTATGTTCACCGCAGATTCCTGTTGTAATTACATAGTCGGCACTTGAAATTTCTGATGCAGAATTATAATCGACAAAATCAAAATCATCTCTTAACAAGAGTTCGCTGTGGTATGATGCCATTGCGTTGCGTGATTTGCCGAGAAGGATAACTTTTATTCCGAGCCTTTTAGCCTCGTTATTGTACAGAAAGGCATAGCAAAGACACCTTGCAAGTTCACCGCCCGAGATGACAATTGTTTTGTTCCTGAGCTTTGCAAGAGTTTCTTTTTCAACTCCGGGCAATGCCGCCCTGTCGGCCTCAAATTCGTTTAAAAAATCTTTAATACGCATTACTTTATCCTTCGCAATTCTGCACGCAGTTCTGTTGCTCTTATACTGCGTTTTATTCCGTCTTTAAGCGTGGTTTTCGGACTGAAGCCGAGTGATTTTATTTTATCGTTGCACAAAACATACGGTGTGGGTGATGACGGAGAAAATTCGGGTTCTTCTTCATCTTCTCTGTGAACGAACACTACAGAGAGATTTTTTTCGGGATTTGCCGATTTTACAAGCTGTGCAAATTCTCGTATTGTCACATTTGCGTTATCGTTTGAAATGTTGTATGCCTCGCCGCTTTTTCCGTTAAGCAAAATATCAATCAATGCCGAAACCGTGTCCGTCACATAGCAAAAGCTGAACTTTTCACCACCGTTATCTGTAAGCATAATGCTCTGATTTTTTGCCGCACTGACAATCAGCTTTGCCCATTTTCTTTCATCGCTCATTCTGACACCTCCGAGTGTGGGGCAGGGACGGGCGATTTTTACATTCATACCGAACTTTTCAGCATAGCAAACAGCAAGTGTTTCGGCTGAACGCATACTTTGTGCGTAAGCACTGTCGGCATCGGTCGGATCAAGATAGCCGAGGTCGTTTTCGCAAATGTTATTTTTACCGCTGAAAACCTCCCCGTAAACCATATATGAAGATACGAGCAGAACCGATTCGGCATTTGACTCTTTTGCATATTCAAGCACATTTGCAAAGCCCGAAGTGATTGTATCCGCAATTTCGGGATTACTGCAATCTTCCTCTGCAACCTCACACGGGCAGTTGCAGTATATTACAAAGTCGGCTCTTTCAATCTCCGGAAAGTTCTTTGACTTTCCGATTCCAACAACAAAATCTTTGCGGAGAGTAAGGCTGCCGAACTGCTTTTCGGCATCTTCACGGCTTTTTGCAAGGGTGATTACCCTTGTGTTGTTTTCAAAAGAATCATTGCCCTCAAGCAATGTGCATATAATGTAATATGCAATAAGTCCGTGACAGTCCGACACGAAAACAGTCTTGTTTTTTAACTGTTGAAAATTTATCCTGTTGTCTGCAATTTTTTTAATGTCCTCAAAAAATTCGGAGGGCAGATTGCCTTTTACGGTACAGTCCAT